CCACTAATCAGCTTTTCTCCTGGTGCTCTAATATTGTTGTAGACCAGATTTGTGAATGTTTAAAGCTTGACCTTGATCAAGTACAAATGTTCTTTGAGTCTATGACTTATCATGAGCTTGAGTATAAGTCTTTGGATCCTAATTGGAGTCAGAAGCATCCTAAACCAGGTGTGAACAAGTGGTTTACCTGGTCTGCTAGACAGACTAATGGTCAACTTATGGGTTCGATCACATCCTTCCCGATACTATGTATAATAAATCTTTCGATTTGTCGTATGGTAATGGAGATGGATCATGGAGTAAAGTACTCTCTTAGAGAGGTTCCACTTCTGATCAATGGTGATGACGGGCTTTTCCAAGCTTCAGATAGAGGTTATGACCTTTGGAAACATTATGCAACCCTTTGTGGTTTAAAGCCTTCTGTTGGTAAGGTCTATTTCTCGGATTCATTCCTTAATATTAATTCAACAACCTTTACTATAAAGGATAATGTTTTTAAGCATATACCTTATGTAAATATGGGTTTATTGAATAATATTAAACGGTCTGGCGGAGATGAGTCGACTTCTTTTATGTCGATTGGTGCGAAATGTACAAAGCTTGTTGAGGGTTCACCTCCTGAGTTACAGGAACGTGTTCTTGGTCAATATATACATCTTCACTCTTTCCAGAAACTGGATAAGAATGGTAACCCGAAGGGCCCTGTGCCTTTTCTGAAGCAGGTCGGTGTACCTTGGTTTATACCGGAGTATTTGAACGGGCTTGGTTTACCTATCGTAGGCGATTTTAAGCCTTCCGAGTATAATTTACGTTTCTTAAAGGAAGCCTCAGAAATGAGACGTCCTAAGAAGCCGGTTTCTGCTTGGAAATGCTGGTCGTATGCTATTTCACGTTTACCTGAGTTAGCTCAGGCTCTGAAGATTTCGGCTAAATCTTTAACTCCTTTAGAGTATTCAACATATGAGCCAAACCCTGGTTCAGATAAGTCTTTGGACGATATCTGTGGTCAGTTGGTTGTAGAGGCCTTGTTTAGAAATCAAGGAGGTTTGAAAGACCTTTATACGAAACCTGATGAATGCGTGTTATCTATTTTAGAAGCTAAGTATTATCGGCAGCTAAGATCAAATTGGAAGAAGATTCTCTGTAATGGGAATCGTTCCAAAGTCCGAACTGTTGAAAGCTTAGAATCTTATCTTAGACCGCATAAGGTGGGTAGATTAAAGCTATTTGAGAGTTACAAGGAATTCGAAGGAATTTCCGTGTGTCCCTTAACTAACGATATCTTATATGGTGATCCAGATGATGACATGTTTATGCCTATCTTCTAATCAACCATAGTTAGGGTTCACCAACCCCAACAAAAAAAAAAAAAAAAAAC